GGCGAAAAGAGGACACGACATGAAGGTTAAATACAAATGGGAAAAATGGTGCCCTCAACCCAATCAGAGGAAAAGAAAATAAAGGAAATCATCAGGAGGTTGTAGTGAGTCTACTCGCGAAATTTATCGTGGTGATGGGCACTTTTCTTCTCTTCTGGCTATCAGTAGTCTACCTCACCAGGAAGACCCCGGTCAGGGAAAAACCCAAAGGACATATAGACCCGACTTACCTGGACGAAGTATACGCAAAAGCCGCTGCTCGGAGGGATAAACTAGAACACCTGGGAAAGAAGAAACGCCAACAGTACCGTGGAGTAGACGCTTATAGGTGTATGGGATGTGGAGAGGTTGGGGCACCATGGTCCTGGCTTCCTGCTACAGGGGTGGATCTAGACGAGGTTGAGGAAGACATCATCCACAATGTTTGTCCTTGTGGTGGTGTAATTGTTTTGATTGATGACTGATAAGGAGTCTATTATGGTGGGAGTAAATTTAGTTTTGGATGGAGATGGGGCCTTTCCAGAGATGGAAGACGCGACGATTCATCATTTCAAAGGATTCACCCTCTCTGCTCTCAAAGGCGGGATGACTAGTGGTAAGCCATCAGTAGCAGTGATGCTTAAATTGGACGATGGTTCCTATGTCATGGCCGAGGCTTCCCTGCGGCAGTTGTTGGCCGCTGTAGATGTTCTGAAGGAGAAGTACAAAGACGACTTGTAATTGATTGTGAGGAAACTTTCATGTCCATCATTGTCTACGGCGGAGACAGGGCCAGGGTTGAACAACAGCTAAATTGCCAGCACCAGTGGCATGGTCCCTGTATCGATTGGGTTAGCCGCTATTATAAGTGTGTCCAGTGTTATTGTATGGAAAGAGATTTGAATTCCATTGAAGAGTATTGGCAGGTTCTGCGAGATCAAGATCAGCCTGATGATTCTGCTGAACCTGGTCGAGGTCTTTAATGGCATCGTTTTATCCAAATAGACGAGGAAAATTACTGGGCGCTAAGCAGGAATTTTCGCCATCCAATAGTGTTTCAATCCCTAACGGATTTTGTACACAGTGTCGCCAATGCCGGTTTTGGTTGAAAATCGGAGAGATTGTCGATTCAGAGATGGAAGCGACCTACTCGATCAAAGCGTGCATAAGGAAAGCTGCGGGCGTAGAATTCAAGGTAACGAATTCTACATGTCCTGAATATGCAACGCGCCCATGGTGGAGGTTTTGGTCATGAAAATAATAATGGCCAGAATCGGGCGATTCTTCCATTCTTTGTGGTGGGGCCTTCGTCCGTGGAGGTGGAATAAAGTAGTTTGCCAATCAGTCACCCATTATGATGTAACCCCAGGAAAGTACGGAATAACGCTCATAGCTTGTACGTGTAAGAAGGAATGGTACAGAAGACCGGGATACGACGAAACTGAATTAGTGTCGGTGCACCGGCTCAACAAATTGGTAGATGAATATCAGAAGTCTAAAAAGGGAACAAATGACTGAGAGATGTAAAGTCTGTGATTTGAAACACCCTGGTGGCAACGTTGGCAGTGAGGGTCAAAACGAGCCACTTTGCTTTGATTGCTACCGCTGGGGGTGGCGCTGCCCGGTATTAATTGTACTTGGAATATATTTAGATGACTAAACGATTCTACTGGACTACTTTACCTCACTATGCCGCTTATTGTGAGGTCTGTGGTTGGGAGTGTACTGCTAAGAATGCCCAGGGCTTAGCTGCCCAACATCACGACAGAACTGGACACAAAGTGACTGTTGAGGTATGTAGGACGATAGTGTACGAAAAGAAAGAGGACTACGATAAATGGACCAAAGAGATGAAGAAAAAGAAAAATTCGAAGTCGAAAAAATAAAGGAATACATCAAGTCCTGTTGGAGGGAAGGCCTAAAAGAATACAGGGTTTTTGAGATAAAGGGTACTGAAAAAATAAAGGATAATTTAAAGCTTCAAACTAGCAAGGCACTGGAAGAACTGCTGGGCGCAAACGAAGCATCCGAAATCCACATTTCTGTTGAAGTAGACAAGCAGGATCCACAAAAGCTAAATGTTAATTTTTATGGTCCGCGATACATACTGAGGAAACTTGAAGGTATGACCGGTAAAATAGAGATCTTGGAATTTAAGGATGAATACGAATTTTTGAGCAATTTTTACTATTCGCCGTTCACATACAAGGACAAGAAGTACAGCACCGTAGAACACGCCTACCAGTCTTTCAAAACACTAGATGAAAGACAGCGGAATCGTATATGGCTTGCGGAGTCACCAAACCGAGCCAAGAGACTGGGCAGGCAGGTGGATGTCCGGGAAGACTGGGAGGACATAAAGTTGGGCCTGATGTTAGACCTGGTAAGAGCTAAATTTCAGCAAAATCCTAAATTGGCGCAGAGACTGATCGGTACCGGAAACGCAAATCTGGTTGAAGGCAACAACTGGGGTGATACTTACTGGGGCGCTTGCCAGGGTTGGGGCGAGAATCACCTGGGTAAGATACTGATGCAGGTAAGGGACGAAATGCAGGAGGATAAATGATCACTCCAGAAGATCGTAGGGATCCGAGATTTTCCGGTTATACTGACTTATCCATCCTTGGGACTAAGCTCGTCGAAAGTCTCACTGATGACGTGTTGTCTATTCTGCTCCGTTCTATGGTTGACTGTGCAGGACCAGAACACACGCCCGAATTTCGGGCCATTCATACACTCATGGGATCCGACACTAATCCCACTTGGATCATGGCGCGGGTCATTGACGAGTTGCAGGCCAGGAGGATGCTTGGAGCAGAGGCGTGTGATACTTTTAGGAAGGTATGGGCATGAACAAATTTTACAAATCCCTCACCGTGTCTTTGACTCTGGAGGAATGGGATTTATTTCTGGCTGCTGCCGAGCACGGCTTGGACCATGGTTCTTTTAGTCGTGAAGAAATTAAGGATATCGGTCGGATCTTGGGGATTATTGGTGCCAGGATAGTGAAGGAGAAAGAAAACAAGAAGCAAGGACGAAAGAAATAACCCTAAGGAGGGAGTAAGATGAGTTTGTGGGGAGAATGGACGTGTCCCCATTGTGGTAGGTATTGGGAAGGAGGGATAGGTTATTTTGCAAGTGAACACCCGAGCGGTAAAGAGGTCTGGGATCGAATAGCCAAGATTTGCGGTTGTAAATCGAAGATGACTGAACAGGATGCTAAAGAAGCTAAAATATTTTTTGTTGTAAATACGGATAACAATAGCGCTGCTTCAAGCAGTGTAGAAATGAAGATAAAACCAGTGACGTGGGAGTCCATCCAGGAAAAAGTACGAAGTAGGCTAGGAGGATAGCATAGTGATCCCACTAATCAAGTCGGAATGGAAAAAGTATAGAGATTTTTGGCTATTAGTTGACTCCAATGATCGGGTGTGGGCAAGGGTCAACTCATACCTTCATTATTCATGCAGTTTGACCGAATTTATGACTGAATCTGGGGATCACAGAGAACAAGGACCTCGTTTTACGGAATTGGATTCAGCCAAGTGTTATGCTGAAAGAACGTGGGGTCCTAATCATCATTTGGACCTCTTCCGGCTTTCGCTCATTGGGTTGAAACCGGAAGAGCGGATCGAATTCTTCGAAGCTATTATGGAAGGCTACTGCAAGCACTGCGGGTACGAGACACCTGAGGGTAAAGAATGCTATTGTGAGAGGGATGAATAAGGGAAAGGGATAGGACATGAAATTCAACATTTCGTTCAAAACTCCGGATGCTTCCGAAAGAGCAGCTTCAGAAAACGCCTATAACCTCGCCGATTTGACTGTAGATGATTTTGATGGCATGTCGGACGAAGAGACAGAACAAGTACTGGAGCAGAAGGAGAAGGAAATAGAGGAATTCCTAGAAGCTTGGATTAGTTACGGTGAGTATATCACTATCGAATTTGACACTGAAGCCAAGACGGCTACAGTAAGGAGGAGTAACCCCTGACTGAGGAAGAAAAATATAAGCTGCATGGTATCTGTTATCGTTCAAAACTAGGACAGCCGATTACCGAGGAAGAAAATAAGTGGATACAAAAGATGTATAAGAAGTACCCCGATGAGTATAAGGTCGTCCAGGAAAAAGCAGCTAAAGAAGCTATGGAATCTGTAAATCCTTTCAACCGGAAATAACATGCCAGACTTGCGTGCTTGTCAAAAATGTGCTATCGTTAACGAATCGGTGGAACTTTATTATCACGACGAAAGGCTGCTGAAGCCAGAGTATTTATGTACTAAGTGCCAGAAACAGGCCTTCCACGTTTGGATAAAATTGATGCTCCTCGCCATAACGACCGACGATAAAAGCAAATTAAGAGAGAACATCGATGACCTGAGGGTCAAGACAGAGGCCATGGCTAAGAAGAACAGGATCACTGAAGACTACTGGACGAAAGCCATCACCTATGAAGTCAACCAAATTTTGGGGAAGAAAAATGTGCCAAGCGAGTGACGACTATAAAGAATATAAAGCCATCAACCAAAGTATAGCCGAAGGGGATAAACTAAGAAAATACATATCTGGCGTCTTCTTTGTTTGTCCCTCCTGCAGCCGCAAAGCCTTTGATGGTAAGACACCAGACGATCCGGCTGAAGAGTTAGTTATGCGGGTAGGCGATGAGTTGACTTGCTGTTGGTGCGATGCCACTTTTACTTTATGCCTGACTACTACAGATAGCCGGTTTGACTTTGAGGAGTGAAAAGATGTCCGACGTCCAAATCATCAGGAATTGTGAAGACTGTCCTCTATTGCACCTCTTGATCCAGGGTGACGGGCATATCTGCAAACACCCTACCTTTCCTGAAGGGATGATCATCGATCTATCACACCACGTGCCGCCTCCACCTGATTGCCCTTTGCGCAAGAAAGACCTGCGCGTATACATCGACAAAAGACTGAAAAACCCCTAGACTAAATTACTTGACAAAACCACCCTCGGTGGTATAAGTTCCCCAGACCAATTTCCACGACCCAACAAAAGGAGGAGGTCATGGCTACTGAAAACGGAAAACGGGCACTGCACGCTCTACTGGCTGTCGAGTCGGACCTCAAAGGGGAATTCGACAAGATCGTGGTGGAAGCAAAGAAAACCTTCAAGGACAAGCAGAAGCATTTCGAGTCCTGGCACCGGACCTTGAAGATGAAGGATCAGACCCGAGAGCAGGAGGAAGCCGCTGGTGAAGAATACCAGGCCATGGTGACCACTGTTCCGGCCAAGCTGGAGTACACCGGCAAGGCTTTTGCCAAGTACATGGATGCCTTGTTCCAGAAAGAGATGACCAACCAGACGGCCAATGCAGACCTGGTAGTCGATGGTGACGTCATCGCCCAGCAGGTACCGGCTACCTGTTTGCTGGCCCTGGAAAACAAGCTCAAGATGTATCGGTCCATGGTCGAGTTGATCCCGACCTGGGCACCGGGCATCGAGTGGGTACCCGATTCAGCCCAGGGCGAGGGTGTATTCCGGGCCAAGCACCCGGAAACTGCTCTGAAGACGGAGCAGATCCTCAAGCCCTTCACGCTGTACGAGGCCACCCCAGAGCATCCGGCCCAGGTGGACAAGTTGACCGAGCAGGTATCGGTCGGACTTTTCACCCGGCAGAAGTGGACGGGTACCATCTCACCCGCGCAGAAGTCCAGGCTGCTGGGCACCATCGACAACGTCATTCGCTCTGTCAAGCAGGCGAGGATGAAGGCCAATGAGACCGAAATCATCTCTGGCCAGATCGGTGAGAAGCTGTTTGATAAGATCATCAATGCAGTGAAGTGATCTTGAGGAGTCGGTTGGTTTCCTAGCCGCGCACTGGCGAATAAACTAAATCCGGCTCCTCGTTTTGTTCTTTGACAAGGTGATTAGCTTTGGGCCAAACTCAGGCTCTGATGTTGGTGTGGTCGCCCCTACACGCACCAGATTTGGCTCCTCAAAACTTTATATAGGTTCAAGGGGAGTCAGACTGGAAAATTCGGGATAACGACCGTTAGCCTAGGTGTTTTGCCCACAGCTTCATAGTCTGATCTTGCTTTCAGTTCATCGGTAGCGTATTCTATCAAGCTCCAGGTCGCCGGTTCAAATCCGGTCCCGGCCTCCATTTTATGGCCGGGTAGCTCAGGGTTTAGAGCGGGAGTTTTAATTGTCAATCTTAGGATTGCTATTCGACGGACCAAGCGAGTAGGACGACCCCAGGCCAGCGTGAGAATAAATATTTTGGAGATAAATACTTATCTCGACCGCTGGCCTTGTTTTATTTTTGAAACGCACCTTAACTCCACTAATCCTATACATAATAAGATCTGTCGGGAAAGGTTAGTTTTATGCCTAGGAAACCCGATGGGAAAGAAGAAAAGCAAAGACGACTCCACTCTACTTCAAAAGATGTATATCACTATGAAGAAAGTGCGGGCGGAATTGATTCAGCGGGAGAAGACTATAAGACATCTGGAAGGTATCATCAAGAAGCTGCAGCAAGACCTGGAATTGGAACGTGATAACAGAAAGCATTGGTACGAGAAGGCAACTGATCTGATGTCTGAACTAGTGGTAACACGGGAAAATCTGCGGCACGCTGAGGACAGGAGGGATTTCTTCAAACGAAACCTCCTGGAATATAAAAAGACTCGCGAGGCGGATATAACCGTTAAGGAGATAAAAAGTGAAAATCATACATAAAGAGACTTGGATAATCGACGTGACGGCCATAGCAGTGTTGCTTGTCCTTTTTATTATAGGGGCCTGCGGCATCTGTAGTAGTTGTGCTTCCGATAAAGGTGCCAAGAAGGACGACAAATTGGAAGAGCCAAAGAACGGGGAAGAAGAGGGACCCGCCTGGTCAAAATTTCCCATGCCCGACGAGGAGGAGGAATGAAATCTCTCAAAAAAGTAATAGCCCAGTTGAAAGAGTATGAAGAGCCGACCATAGAAAAAGCCCCATCTGAGGTTTATATTAATGTTGGTGATGTTAAAAATTTTAATGAATTCAGAAGACTTGTTTCTCAGGACATGAGAAGGGAGATGAAAGAACTTGGGCTAGGATATCCAGAAGTTTTCAATGAGAAAGGTGTACATGATGATGCCCATTTAACTGTTATAGCATGGGACGAATGGGACAAAATCAAGGAATTTGCAGAAGACTTTTTGACATCCAACGGGTATGCTGTTGAACAATCGGAAATTAGGCAGTTTCCTTCAGAAGGAAGACTCAGTTATTATAACCCAGAGACTGGTAAATATTTTGATCCGACAAGGACTTGGGGACCGAAAAGACGAGGATAAATGAGAATCCTAGCCAAACTCACTAAGTCCGAGCTTGAAGAGATCTACGAGCTAACGTATAAGTACGGATGGCTCGTAGCTATTGAGCGGGAAAAGGGTGGTTGGCTGCCGGATAAAGCCTACATGGAAAAGGCCCGTATTGAGCATGAACTGGGACCTATAATCGATTATGCGCTAGATGAAATGATAGAGACCTACGACCACTGGCTGTATGACCATGTAAAAGAGACCTGGCTAGAAGCTGATCAGGAAGAAGCTGAAACTAGGACGGAAAATCCCTTGGCTTATATAATCGATTTGTTTGTTCACTGGCAAATAGACCCAGAGAACGTGGTAAGGGATGTAATCCTTGAATACGTCAGTGAGGGCATGAACGATGAGCAGTGGCTCCTCCAGAACGAAGATTCGACAATGTTGGCGGAGCAGTATGGTGAAGACTTCCTGGAATACCTGGCTAACGAATCTCTCACTGAAGAAGAGGGAATTAGGTATTTGGACGTAGCGGAATCGTCCACTGAAGAAATCGTCCAGTTTATAAAAGATAACGATCTCATCGAGGCTCTGGTTGAATACATAGTGGAAGAACAAGGTTGGACTCTTAAGGAATACTTGGATAATCACAGTTTCGATGAATTAGTACACATGTACGGTCCGGGTGTCGATGTCGGTGTTGTCCTGGATGAGATGTACCAGCTTTACCTTGATAAGTTCCCTGGTCTTGAGAAAGAGATTGAAAATATAGGAAACACAAAAGAAGACCTGGAAGAAGCCCAGGACGGTAGCCTGAGTGACCGAATTATCGCTTTCCAGATTGGACTAACTACGGCACACCACCACGGTATCATGGCCGACCATCTCTTAGAAACAGACCAGGGCGAAGGCGAAAAGATCCTGGATGAAATATCTAGTGGGCCTAAGGTAAAGACCTGGGATCGGGAGTTACGAAGAGTACTGACTTAATTAGCTGGACGAAACGATACGCATGGTAGACAGCCTAGACATTTTTTCGGACATAGACCGTCTTATCGACGGCAACATGCCAAAAAAAGATAAACACGTCTCGGGAGGCCTGGTCACTCTCAAGAGAGCACCTAACCCCGTAGTCTTTGCCGAAAGTGAAGAATTTATCTATCTGGAAGAGCCTCTGTTTCCGTTCCAATTTAAAACCCTGCGGGATTTCTTTGAGCTACTTTGCCCAGTTTGCAATGACGTAACCAGGATTCAGACTAAGGATGACGTGCCCAGGGCCGACCAGATCCTATTTGAATACGATAAATGTCCCTATTGCGGTCTATATAAATTCGATATAGAAGATCACTGGTATATGTACAGTGAATTCGTTGGCTGCGGGGGTATGAGAGGATCGAAGAGTACATTAGCTGCTCTTATAGCCCACTGGTTAACGCATGAGGCTCTTTGTACTGAAAATCTCCAGACTAAACTGGGTTTGCTCAAAACCCAGACAATAGAAGGCGCTTTTGTAGCAGTCTCCTTGGAGCAAGCTGAAGAAACAGTTTGGGATCATTTCCTCAACATGTACAGGGAAAGTCCTTGGTATAGAAATTATAAGAAAGCGTTAAAGCAGATAGAGCGTTCTCACGATAATGACCATCGAGCAGGTGATCTGCTAAAAGATGATGCAACTACTTATATTCATTTCAAAGACCGAAATCTGAGACTCCGCGCATTACATTCTAATTCCGGTTCTATCGCCGGTCGTACTCGTCTGTTTTCCATTATCGATGAGCTTTCCAGGTTTGACAGTGGTGAGAGCAGGCGGAGTGCTAACGAAGTCTACCGGGTGATGAAGCGATCCTTGGCTACCTTGACTGCTGCTGTCAACAGACTGAACAAAATGGGAGTATATAACATACCGCTGGCCAGAATGATCAGTATCTCCTCCCCGTTGTATAAAGAAGACAAGACTATGCGGCTGGTAGGTCAGTCGTCTGACATCGATCGGATGTACTCTTTCCATGCTACCACCCTGGAGATGAACCCAAATATCACTATGGAGGATCTCCAGCCAGAATTTGACGCGGATCCGGTCGGTGCTGAAAGAGACTATTTTGCACAGCCCCCTGGCGCTGAAAATCCTTTTGTCAGGGACAAGAACCTGATACAAGCCTGCACCGATCCGGATAGACCCAACATGTTCGATTTGAAGGAAGTCCCGTTTGAGGTAAAACACGATAAGACTGGAATGGTCTTCAATTACATCCGAGTCGATGTCATCAACATGCGCTGGCAGAATCTGTTGGACTACTTTATTCATTGCGATGCTGGTGAAACAGGGGATTCTTTCTGTATAGGTATCGGTCATGAGGAAGACGGGGTAGCTGTAATTGATGGTGGTATAGAAATTCGGCCTATACCAGAAAGAAATCGTATGGGCCTGGACCCGAGGAAGGTCCATTTTCCCTCGGTAACCCAGCTACTATTGGATCTGAACGATACTCTGTCGATTTCGGCTATTTCTTATGATAAGTGGAATTCTGTGGATCAAATCCAGCGGTTGATCGACTCGGGGATTTTAGCTATTTCTAAAAATATAAGCCGCGACCACCATGTAAAATTCTTGAACAGTATGAAGAGCGGAAAAGTCCGATTTCCCAAAAAAGAAAAGGATAATGTCGATCCTAAGTTAGACCGAAACATTCCCTGTGCGAAGGCGTTATACGAGCTAAACCGTCTCAACGATAATGGTGTAAAGGTAGACCACCCATCGGATTGTAGTAATGATATGATCCAGTGCTACATCGGAGTGCACAGGTTGATACTTACTCCTGAGGAAGTCCTGGGCAAAAAAGCAGTAGATAAAGTCAGAAAGAAACCGCCTGTATATACTAAACCGCGCTCTATCGGACGTGTGGTGCGTCTAAGACGGTGATTAAATAATCCTTCATCCTTACATGTATGATCGGTAGAGCAAGAAATGGAATCTATATATCAAATCTTAGAAGGAGAATAAGACATGTTCAAAGTCCGAAATAACCTGTCCGGTACTTTCAGTTTGACGCTGGAAAAAGGCTCTATCACCCTCCAGCCCGGAGGGTCTTTTGATATTGAGGGTGATGGGGGTTGTTCCCGCAAATGGATCAAATCAGACCCTATCTTGAATAGTCTCCTGCGTACCGGTACGCTGTCCCTGGTGCATGATTCAGCTAAAGGATTGCCCAAGGCTCCCATCGGAGATGCTACCGCTTCTAAGAAGGCCGGGAAGCCTGGAAAGCCCAAGAAGCCGCCAAAGCCTACCATCGTGGATTTTGGAAAGGGTGAGGACATAGACCTAAAGAAGCATAAAGAGGAAGCCAAGAAAGCCCCTCCCCCGCCTCCTCCTAAGCCCAAGAAACCTGGGGAGGAACTCCCCGATGTATTTAACATGAAGAAGTACGAATTAATTGAATGCGCCGAAAGCCACGGCATTGCCCTGGAGGAAGGGGCTTACAAGGACGAAGTTCGCGAGGCCATTTTGGAATCTGATTGGTATAAAGACTTGGAAAAGGCCTGGGGAGAGTATGAAGCCGCTCAGGAGGGGTAATGACTCTTAACGATCTGTTGATACTGTGTGAGCGCTGGAATAACTTAGGTCCGGCAGTTCAGAAGCAACTGGACCTGGTTCAACGGCAAAGAAGTTCTGGAGATATTGTCAAACTAGTGTACGACGCCAGAATAAACCCAAATGCCATTCCTGTCATTGCGGATTTTTTAGACAGCTTGGCGGATAAATTTGACGGTGAAGAACTCGGCGATGAGGCTATGTCTGTTTTGATGAGCATAGATGAAGCTGCAGACGACGTTACAGAATTTGAGGACTTGGAGTTTGAACCGGAGATCTGATGAAGGTCAAAGCACAGGATGTAGCGATGCCCATTCAGGTTATCAATGCACCGGAAGATCTGAATGGTGTATTGGATCTGTCGGTAGATGAAGCTCTAGCCATTGCTCTTCAGAAGACGGATGAATCGGGTAATCTTTCGAATGTCTGGTACGAACAACTCCTGAGCAAGCTGGGTGAAACAGAGCAGAATAGTTTCACTATGGGGATAGCTGGTGAGGGAATCGTGGTGAGGTCTGGTATGACAAAGTCAGAAGTCGAAAAGCTTAAAGCCAAAATGATGAATCTATTCAAATTGCAGGGTTGCATTTATGAAGATCAATACCGCGACCTAACTAAGAATTTGAGTGTCCAGGCAGACCCCATCTTGTTTGACTGGTTTATGACTGCTGGCATCCCTCTTAAGAAGAACCAGCCTAAAGTGGATCGGAAGAAGAAAAAGACCAAATATAAGGAAGAAGTGGAAGATCTTGCCAAACATCCGGACATTCGTAAGATCAAGAGTAGGGACATGAAAAAGACAGCTACCATCAACCTGCAGCCCGTCATTGAGGAGTTGAAGCATTGCGAGAGCGAGTACCTACCTGCTTGGAAGAAGTGGGATAAGAAGCGTGCTCAATACATCGATATGAATGCCGTTAAAGCCTGGATGCGGGAGAACGCAGAGAACTTTGCTGGGGGAGGTTATTATTATCCTGATCGTCGTGGATTGGTAGACGCTGCGGTTAGGGAGTTTGGTCTGGAGAATCAGCCAGACAGGGGCTGGATTCGTACACTAGCCGATGAAGTGCTGGATGAATACAATGCCACGCTTCAAAAACAAGCCGATCTCCGTTTGTCCCCCTCAGACAAACGGGTAATCATGAAGTTTATTGATAGAGAACCGGCCGAAAACAGAAAATTCCGCTCTGATGGTGAAAGGTTAGACGGTTTGTGGGCGGGTGGGAACGATTTGGCTGTATGGGAAGAAGACAGACTAGTGATTTCTGAGCCTACCGGTAGGGCTTCCCAGACTGTGGCTCGTTTCATCCGCAAGAATACTCCGGACAGGTGGCTGCTAGGTGTGGAAGAGGAAGCATGCGTAGAGGAAGATGCCTGTAGGGCAGGTAACGAAAATCTTATGACCGAAATGAAACAGCAGAAACCCGATATGGTGTTGTCTGGCGCTAAGGACTCGGGAGGCCGGGATCTGGCTGTAGGTGATCAGGTCTTGTATTCAGAACACGGGGCCAGTTCCCCTTATCATTGTCGGATTGAAGAGATTAATGAAGAGACTGGAGAAGTCACTATCGTTGACGACAGCAACAACATCGATACGGTGAAGAGCGACCGGCTGACCAAGAAGTCCAGGTTTATCACTGAGAGAGAGTTGCGAGAAATTGGTAAGACTCCAAGGGCACAGGAAGCTTACGAACGAGCTAAGGAAAGAACGGAGAACTTGAAGAAAAAAGCCTATGGAGACATTGAACTACCTGAATACTCAAACGATTATCACTGGGTTGATCTGGCTCTTATGTTGCAAGGTTACCACGAGGGTCAGGCTGATCCTGTTTATGCTTTCACCAGCAGGGAAGAAAACACGATGTCTCTCGAAGAATTATACGCTATTACCGGCGTAGTAGAGGACATCGTAAGCGGTAAGTATTTGGATCAATTTGATGTAGGTATAGAGGACGAGAGTGAATGGGATGAGGAAACAGGCGAGGTATACGACCAACTGATAGATGAAATAGCCATCGCTAGCGCTTGGCTGCCAACTTTGCAGAATTTGGGAGACGAGCACGGTGGGATAGATGAGGAAGCCTGTGTTGAAACTGAGGGATACATGGGTCAGAAGATCGGACCCAATATCGAAACAAGGGGACAATTAGACGACCTTAAAGTGGGCGACAAAGTTAAGTGGTCCAAACAGCCGACCTTTACCGGGCACTTCGTGATATCAGACATAAAGACAGACACAAAGGGTAACACCTTTTACGAATTGGAAGTACCACCTCACATAATGGATAAGATGGGTGGATATTTGCCTCCTGTGTTAGTTACTAGAAACGAGATCACGAGAGTATCCCGCGAAATTAGGGGACCGACCGACGTGGAGACAGAAAGAGAAGAAGTACGGCAACGCCACAGACGAGAAAAGCTGAGGCGGAAAGACGCTCATGGAAGGAGAGTCAAAGCCGACAAACAATATGTGTTGAGATCTAAAACTGACAAAAAACAGTACTATTCTGGTGGGAAATTCAACGCACCACAGACTACCATCGACCCGGATACGGCTGTATTCATAAACGGAAGTGAACTCCTATCCATGACTTATAATTGGAACCATGCCTGGGAAGCTTTGACCGAGAAGGATTGGCAGAGACTTCCCAGGACTGCCAATATCGACCTGGAGGCTTGTGATCTGATAGTCAAACACGCATTGCCCCAGGGAGGAGACGTGTCGGTCTACACCGATCATGTAGGCAATTTTCTGATTTATGAGGGAAATGAACTATATGGTCAGGCCCATAGCCAGGAGATGGCTGAGGAGATAGCCAGTGATTTGTTCGGTCAGTTGCGTGAGCATGTGCCTTACAAAAAGCAAGTGGCTATGAAAGTAAAGCTTGATAGTACGGATAAAGAGGGCATGGTTTTAGCTTTGGCTGATTGGTCTGACGCTGAAGAGGATCAGTCTATTGCTGGCTCCAAGTGGGAACATGATGGGGATTTTGCTTATGCGCTGATTGGTGATCATCCCGGTCTGGTGAGTGAACTTGTAAAGGATGGTTATGATCTGGATCTGGAGGAATATAGCGCTCCAGGCGAAGTTCCTCCTAAGAAGCCTAAGACGAAAGGTGCTGGTATGCCAGATAAATGTAAAGGTTGCAATTCCTTCCTGCCAGCCGACAATGAAAGCGGTTACTGCAGCAAATGTGAGAAAGGTAATAAGGAAGCTCAGCTTTCCAGAACCGGTATAGAATTTATAGACAAGATGAAAGGAGATGCCCCGTACGTAGTAATATTCACCCCTACGGGAAAAGCTGGTACGGGGGAAGATATGTACACAGCTACCGTTCACGATGAACATATGAATAGTATGGCCATAGACACACAAAATGGCACAATGGCACAATTGCTTCCTATTATGGTGAAGGAATATCCAAATATTATATACCAATACAGTAATGGGGAGAAATTTGATCCTGAAGTGACATTACAAACGCTGCAGCAAACTGCTCAACTATCTATGAGTGAGGGTGCGCTGGAGTTGCAGAAGAAGGAACTCATCCAGAATATTGAGTCTACCTGGGGAGCCAGGGACGAAAATGCCGCTAAATGGATAGAGATCGTTGAGGAATCAGAGTCCTGGGCCGAATTGATGCAAATCTGGAAACAGTTGTTTGGCGCTTCCAGTGACGTACCCATGCCCACCGAGCAGCGTTGGAAAGACGTGGCTCCGGAGGAGTATGGACTGATCGAACTACCTGCCCGTGCCCATAAGACCGCCAAAGCTGATGTCAAGTATTTGAAACTGGAAAACCCAGAACTTAATGCTTTGGGTTGGATAGCTTATAACGTAGAATCGGGACTGACTGATATAGCTCACTCCGCCAATCACCAGGGAGTGGTCGAAGTTCCTCTGGATAAAGTCAGTTTTGTCAAGAAGATACTTAGAAAACAACTGAAAGCAGACCGTCCTCGTAACGCTCATTACACTAAGGACGTGCTTAAAAGATTGCTGGAAAAGTTTGAGACCCTGTCAAAAATAAAGCGTACTGTGGCTAGCGAATTTGACTGGGTACCTGTAAAATTCGGGGAAAGGACTTTCAAGGTCCTGTTGGCCGATTCGGATGAGAAAAAGACAGCCGGTCTTGAACCTCTGGATGATCTGGATGATGATCAGGGTATGTTGTTTCCCTTTGGTGATCCCCAGCACGTGACCTTTCACATGGGCAAAGTCAAGTTCCCTATTGATATTCTATTCCTGCAGGAAGACGATATCATGGGGTTGAAGGTGGCCAAGATTATACACAATGTCCAACCGGGAGCAGTGGAGAGGTGGAGTAGTCCCAGAACCAAGCTGGTAGTGGAATTTCCTGGTGGAACTTGTAAAGCCAACAGTATCAAGGTGGGATCAGTCTGCGAGATCTAAAGGAGCGTTATTATGCCTATGCCGGATGAAAGAGCCTGGATCAAGTTTCAAAATACGTTGGCACGACTGTCCAAGAAAATTCAAGCTGTCTATCAACAGGTTGACACTTTAGGTACGGAAGCACAAAAAGTATCGGAATTTCTGCTTGAATGGGACCAAAAATACAGTTTTGAGATGGGCGAAGCTGGAGAAGCTGCATATTTAGAGGCCGAACAAGCTGTATATGATCTTGAAGAGGCTTTACAGCATTTGCCCAGTCAACTGGACGGTATTGTTGATCAGCTAGAATCTGCCCAAGGATTGTAAAGGAGGCTGGTGTGTCAAGAAAAAGATCTCAATACAATGTTTCCGAGCAGGAGCACTTCAAGAGACTGGATGTCCTGTTGAAGGTCATCAGCGATGCGTTTTATGGTATCGAGGAAGTGATCGATCTTCTCGGCACCGAGGATGACATTTATGAAGCTGTTTACAAAGCCGAGGAGATGCTAGAAGAAGTCAAAAAAGACATCCTCGGTCCGCATGTCCGTTAGGAGGACGGTATGGCTCTTTCAGGTAAACAAAAGAATAAAATCCTGGCTGAACTGGCTAACGCTGTTATTGGTCTGAAGGAAAAATACGAGGAGTTCTTGTTGATGGCCGAAGACGCAGACGACGAGGAGTTCTCTTACGAACTTGAAGAGGCTTTTAGCGACCTTATGGAAGAGTGGGATCTGAAATAGAAAGGGACGAATCATGGCTGATATCACTTCCCCCGCTGAAATACCGAAGGACTGGCACCAAAAGTGGTTGCAGGTTTATCTTACTGGAATCGAGGAGGCCATCGAAAGACTAGAGCATGTGGCTATGGACTCCGAAGAGTACCAGTTCGAATTGAGTCCTGAGGACAGAAAACGGGATGTGGACGGTGCTTTGCAAAGAGCTTTCGAAGCTGTGCAAAACTGTTTGGACGTGCTGGAGGATACGCACAACTATTTGAACGTTGATCCCCGACATGTCGGCAGTTGATGAGTATAGGAGAGGATATGGACGCCTATAAGGTATTCGGGTCTCCTGAAAAGTTCCTGAAGGATATAGCCGCCCAGGCTGTGGAGCGGCCTAAAATTCTCAAGGTAGCTCAGGAGGAGAAACCACTCACTCCCCAGGAGGAAGCCAACGAGCATGCCCAGGCTTACTGGTGGATGGGTTATAACTGGGACGAAATTGAGGCAATCCTAATTGATATGGAATTCCCTGAAAACGTAGTGGATAGCGCTGTCCAATCGGCGAAGCGTTATGCTACTGAAGTGTTGAAGGGTCCGTTCCAGAAGATTAAGGAAGGCCAGTATATTAAGCTCAAGAATGGAGCAGTGGGCGTCGTTGATTGTGTTACTCCCAAGGCAGTAGTGGCTTTTCTTAATGACGAGACCGTTGATATTACTGAGAACCACATTGACTGGGAAGCCACCAACAAGCTGTCGGAAGCCTACACCCTGCGTAAGTCTGCCGATGAAATGGTTCGTTCGGCCCAGAAAGACTATCTGGTCCCCGATAGACCGGAAGAGTTCGTACCGGCAGAGGTTCAACCAGGCGAGGGGGAGGAATTCACTACCACTATCAAGAAAAGCCCCGGTGCTCCCCCTAGTTGGGGAGAATACCCCCACGAAAAGGAAGTGCGCGAGGTCAGTAGCTCTATCACCAAGATGCTGGACCAGATAGAAGCTGCTGAGGAGCAATTGTTAGAGGTCAAAGAAGAATTGAAAATAGCCAATGAAATGGCTACCGAGGTGCGGGAGAAGAGAAAGAAGCTGATGAAGGAACAGCGCGAAGCCGCGCAGAATGTATTTGCCATTCTTGGTTCTCAGAATCGGGAATTGAAAGAATTGGAAGGAACTTACTTCCGCAAGTACAAGGATAAGCTGATCGGATTGCGCCGAGCAGTGGTTGAGAAACCGCAGGCCCCTGGGGTAATCGAAGAGTTGCAAGTCCTCAAGCAGATCCTGGAGGACAATCACCCTCGGATCTTCAAAGCGGTCATGGCTGCTTTGGAGGAGTACATGGAAGCCAACACCACCATCATCGAGCAAGTGGAAAAAGCCTTTGCCATGTTCCCTCCGCGAAAGAAAAAGGTGTCTCAGCTTATAGATAAAGTAAAAGAATGGGCGGCTGTTACCTGGGATAACATCAAAGACATCGCTGACGAATTGCACGAGTTTATCTTCCCGACTATGGATGAGACCATCGCGGCTATTGATAATTTCGAATCCGCAGTTGGTAAGTCTACCGCCAAGGTCCAGGCCGAAGCTGTGATTCGGCAGATGTTGAAAAAGTAAGCAGGGACGGCATGCAAATCCGGGCTAAACTATATTGCGACACTCACGGCGACGGTGAACTTCACTTTATAGATAAGGGTGTAGGCGAGATATACAAGCCCGAAATACGCGGGGACAAACGAACCAGGGATATCATCAAACCGCATATAACGTTGAGAATGGGGAAATACCGGTTGCAGCTAAACCAGGAAGACTTTATAAAATTCGCACGACAGGTTGTGTTTGATAAAAGTGGAGAGGCAAATGAACTTGTATTACGAGAGAGTCTCCGGGATGTTCACTCTGGACACGGGTGAGGAAGTACAGTTTTTAGGTCCCCTTACCCAGGCCATGTTGAAGCTCAAAGAGGTGGCTACTTGTACCATGAGTCAGGCCCGTGAGGCGATCCTTCGTGCCTTTTTCAACGGAGGTGAGGCTGTGCCGTTGGACCAGGTAAAAAAGATGGCTAAGTTGATCCGCAAGGTTGACTCTTGACGAATGTACAGAAAAGGTCACATGGAAAGGTATTGAATCCCCCTTGCAGGATCGAGAATTGTGTATATTTCAATCCCAACTGCCCCTACACAGGATGTAAAAATTGCAATGAATGTGTACCCACGAAGCAGGACTTGGTGTATCTGTTCTGTTTGAGGGATATTTGGGAATATAAGCATGGTAGAGCTTAATGGCTTCTAAGAAAACTAAAAAGAAAAGCTCCAAGAAGAAAACAGCGGCGAAGAGGAAATCCTCGCCGATAATGTTCTACAGTAGCAGACATGCGGGAATGCGTAGGACCGCCCAGCAGGTTCCATTAGGTACCGCTGGTGGTGGCACCTCTGGGTCAGCTTCGCCCCAGGGCGCAGCTATGTCACCATTGTATTATGACTACCGGTGGAGCACTCCAGATAAATTCTACTTTCCACGAACCAGGGCAGTAGCCAACCGGATCTGGCGGGAAGTTTACATGCGGGACGCGGCAGTAGCAGCCGCTACCGATGTGTACGCGGAGCTTCCCTGGTCGAAGTTCGACTTGATAGGTATAGATGATGGGGATGTGCGCAAGCTGTATGAGGACATGTTCAATGAATTGAACCTGGTCCCTAAATTCCCCAATTACACCAGGGATTTTATGCTCACTGGTGAGTTCATACCTCACGCGATCTTCAATTCCCGGCGTGGGATCTGGGAGCGAATAATCTCCCACAATCCCGATTACGTCCGAGTGGAAGGTCTGGGTCTGGCTTTTGAACAACCGTTGCTCTGGCTCAGGCCCACCCCGGAAATCAGAAAACTGTTGAATTCCCCAGACCCCCGAGTCAGGAAATTCCAGAAGCTGATACCCAAGGACATCCTCAATGCTTTTAGGATGAACCAGGAAATAGCCCTGGATCCACTGAATACGACCTATATCCCCAGGTTGAACAACTCCAATAACGTACGCGGGACTTCCTTGTACACCAGGTTATTCCGCGTAATTATGTATGAGGACTTCATCGTAAATGCATCCCTGGCTGTCGCCCAGAGGAACGCTGCACCCCTGCGGATTTTCAAGCTAGGTGACCCGAATACTGGCTGGTTGCCTGATGCAGACGCAGAATCGCAGTTTGCGGAAATGCTGGCTTTGGCAGAATCTGACCCTATGGCTGCGATTATTATGCACCACAACGTGACTGCTGAACTGGTCGGAGTATCAGACCGGGTGCTGCTGATTTCCCGGGAGTGGGATTTCATTGAAAGAGTCAAGCTCCTGGCCATGGGGGTGGCTAAATCCTTCCTGGTCGGCGAGACTTCCTTTGCTGCTGCGGTAGCAGGTCTGCAGACTTTGCTGGAAAGACTAGCTGCATTACGTTACAAATTTGAGCATGAATGGATTATAAAGAAGCTCTGCGAACCAATTGCGGAGATGCACGGTTTCCATCGGCGTACTCAGTCCGAGCTTGAGCATCGTATTCGTATTCAGAAACCAGAAGAGCGGGAATTGCTCATTCCGCAATTGAAATGGCATAAGAGCTTGGAGCCTACTCAGGAATCCTCCATCCTGGCGGTCTGGGACCGGCTATACGAATATGGTATCCTGTCCGAGCGTACTTATAGCTCCGGTGCCGGAATTGACCTGGAATTGGAGCGGAAGAACATCGTTGAGGAAGCTAAGTATAATCAGGAAAAGAAAGAAAAGTTCCAGGACATGGGTATTGAAACGGAAGAGGAAGAAGAGATGGGCGGAGGGGGGTTAGGCCTTCCCCCGGCACCAGGCGGAGGAGGGGGTCCGGGGGGCGCTCCGAAGCCCCCGGAGGCATCCAGACGGATTCGTAGGAGGGGTAGGACGAAGAAGGAGAATATTCGTCAGCGGAAGGCCAACCCGTATATAGATTACGAAGCCGAGGAACAGGTGGAACAACTGGACCGTATGCATGCCCAGCACGACAATGGAGTGTATGGTCTCAAAGACCAGGACGAAATAGAAGCTCGTATCGAGGAAATGGCCGATTCCCAGAATAAAATTGATGTGAACGATGTGAAAGATATACTCCGTAGGGAAGATGATGGAGTATTGAAGGCGTCTGATAAAGCCAAACTCGACCAGATAGAAAAGCAATTACCCTCGGCAGGTGGTAATCTACTATCTGGCGTATAAATCACGAAACGATAAGGAGTGAACCCCATGGCAGATCATCTTACTGGATGGGAAGAGGACATCAACTTGGACGACAAAGGGAAGGAAGCTGATGAACAGCGGCCTACCTTCAAGGAAAACGTAATCGAGGATCTTCCTCCAGCCGATCCCAGAGACCCCGTCCGACCAATAGGTAACATGTTCAGGAACGTGAGCGGTGCAAAAAACGCTGCTATGAACAAGGCCGCTGCACAAGTGAATCGATTGGAAAAGAGGCGTGCAAGAAATAAACGGGCAAAACAGTCCCGTCGCAAGAATAGGAAGAAATGAGTAGGATTAAAAACGTAGTAGCTCAGTTGAATGAAACTACTTATACTGCCTACCTGTTGGGGCATGTTCCCACAGTCAGGAAGATCATAACCCGAGTCCTACGAAAACAATTCAAAATCAAATATCTTGAGTACATCAAACGCGGTGAATACGGGAATCTCGATCCGATGCTGCAATGGCATGCACCTCCGGGTAACTGGGAAAAATATAAAGACGCCATCGATGCCGAAGCTGAAAAAGAAGGTTGGGACGAGCTTGGCTACGATATGTATGGCGATTAGGAGTAGTAGATGAAACTGTGGTTTTTGAGAATCTGCGCCTGGTGCGCTTTCAATCTCAGGTTGTATTATGCTTGGAGCAAATTCTATAGGTTTATCTGGGAGCGCAAATATAACGATCGGGCCTTGCCCAGCTTTGAGACCTTCAGTGGACTCATCCAGACTGTGAACCGGATGAAGTGGAGGCGGGACGACTGGCTAATGTTATGGGATGCCATCTCCACTCCCAAGGCTACTTACTTCAGGCATGTGAGCGGGGAAAAGGCGGGGGACTGCGACGATATTTCCCTCTTTGCCGTCAACCGCTTGGCAGACATGATACAACGTGGGGTAATCCGAGACATCCGCAATGTTGGTCTGCTCTCAGTACCCTGGGTGGATGTCGAAAACAAAGGTGGCGGTCACAATGTAGGCGTTTATCAGTATATGGACAAGAACAGTAATTGGCTTTGGGCACACATAAGCAACTGGTACGATGCGACTCCACAAAGAGGGTTTGCTACTGTCAAGGAAGCAGTCAAAGATGTGCTGAAAAACAAGACTTCTCTGGGCTGGGCCAGGGCTACTATCGATTTGAAACTGGTAGAATACGGGAACGGGAAGGACTTATGAGTGAGATCATTTGCGGCTGTGACCGACAGGACTGGTCTTCTGATGAATATCAGTCCAGCGCTAGTGGTGGTGTTTACACTTTCATTGGGAATTGTCCTGTCTGTGGTCGGGGAAAGTATAAGTTTCAACCAAATCTAATCATTACCGGTTCTATGAACATAGATAAATACTTGAAATTTGTAGAGGAGGAAGTAAAATTCCCTTATGAAATCTACGAAACGAACTCTCAGTCTGTCAGCTTCTAAAGTTGACTTGTTTTATGGTTGTAAGCGTCTTTATAAGTACCGATACGTGGATCAACCCTTCCCTCCCCCCAGGAAGAAAGCCTTTATCATAGGCACTATCGCCCATACTGCCCTGGAATTGTTTCACAAAAGGTCAGCGATGCCTCAGGAGAAATGGCCTTTGATCATGTCCAAGGCTTTCAAAAAGGCCATAGAGCGGGAATACGACGAAAAGAAGACCCTACCGCCTCTGACTCGCGCAGAAAAACTGGACATCAAGTCCATGTTGCAAGCCTACCTGAACGAATACCGGGAGATTGATAGGCCTGAACACCTCTGTTTTGAGAAGAGCTTTGAAATCCGCATAGCTGGTTTCAAGGTACGCGGTATCGCTGATCGGGTGGATAGGACCAAACGTGGCTCCCTCAAAATTGTAGACTATAAGACCTCCAAGTACCCCATGCGGGCTACTGAGGCCTTTGAATCTGTCCAATTGCCCACCTATGCTATCTGGGCCAGGCAAGCCATAGAAGATTGTAAAGTCTTCGGTGAATATGTCTACCTCAGGCACCTGGGTACTAAAGCTGGACATCAGACCTTCAAGATATCCGACGAACTGATCGAAGACGCCATCGAGAAGTACGCTGAAGTAGGCGAAGCGCTAAGTAATGGTTGCAAATTCGTTCGAAATACTACCTTCAAATGGTGCGGTAATCGCTGTGAATTCCACGATTATTGCATAAAAGACGAGGAGGACTAACCATGGTTTTTCACAAACAGGGTGACGTGCCCATTCAAGAAGTCCGCTGCGGGTGTGGTGGAATAATTGACAAGAACACAAAGCGTTGTAAAAAATGTGGGAAGGGCTTAGTTACCCCCGATAAGACTTCGAAAGGAGAACAAGAAGATGGCGAAGGCAAAAACGAAGGCTAAACCCAAGAAGAAGGAAGAACCGGCCCTCCCCAAGATCTACGAGTTGATGGACGCCGTCAGAGAAGAGGACGGCAAGGAATCCAAAGCCGGTTTGCGTCGGCAGCGGGTGGCCCTTTCCGAAATCAGCAAGCTCTGCAAGGTAGCCCGAGTTCAGATTCTGGAGCAGATGAAGTCCCTGTGAACCTATTTAGCTTCTCCTACCCTTTGGTTCACACTCGATAAGCCCCGGGTGAAGTTTAAACCCGGGGCTTATCACTACCAAAAATTTATTCCTCTATTTTATCCGTAGGTAAAATCGTGAATGGAGAACGTCTCCTCAATACAAGGAGGGGAGTCATGATCTTTTGGTGAGTGAAAGCTCACCCCGTTTTTTGAGGCCGCTCTTTGGAGCGGCCTCATTTGTATCTACGTCCATTAAATCCTAACTAAAGTTATAAGCTATACTAATTCCGTGAGACTTTTTTGATTAATCTTGTACGGGAGTAGTATAAATGCCATTTTTCAAAACTGCCTCAATTCCAATTGTGGGTATCTATCAATCGTCCGGTAAGTTCCATAAGCTGGCCAGTAAGCACGCTGATATCGGGGACGAAGACGAGAAATTGATCAATCGGTCTTTGAATCTCGTTTCTGACGGGGTGCTCAAAGCCATGGCCAAGGTGTACAACATCTCGGACGACATCAATAACTACATCTTCCCTGTACCCCGGGCGGTGACTGCGGACATTTCCAACAATAATGGGGATGTCTTTACTCATGAAGAGCTTACTCGTTTCTCCCCTGTGCACAGATGCCAAGTTTATAAGACATTCAAGAATGATCCCATTCACATCGAGCATATGGCATCAGACCCTAAATCGGCTCGTGGGTTTATTCCAGATGTCTACTATGTGACCGCAGTGCCAGATGATAAGCACGTCCTGTGTGTGGCAGCTATTGATGCCTCCAAAGACATGCCACTGGCAGAGGGTCTGGTCTCCGGAGACATCACCGATTTCTCTATGGGTTGTATCTGCGACGCAGTCAAATGCCGGATTTGTGGCAGCGTAGCCTATTCCGACAATGATTTGTGCGAACACCTGATGTGGCACAAGATGTCTCACATCAATGGAAAGCTCGTTTGTGAGGAATGTCTGGGCGTGGAATTCCAGGAGCTTTCCCAGGTCGGAGAAGGTGCAGACCCCAGAGCGAAGAACCAGGCTATATTACAGTACAATGCCCGACTCCAGAAAATTGCTGAGGCTAAGCAAGGCTTTTCGCCTATTGCCAGTTTGCTTCCCAAAGATGACCAGGTTGAAGCAGCAGAATACTTCCGCAAAAATATGAACAAGCTTCCCGGATCCGTGGTCAGGCTGGCGAACAAACTGTTCTGATAGGTTTATAGTGAAAGAAAATGCTAACGAGCATTAAACTAAACATTAAATTTTCGTTTACCATTTCAGAACAGGAGATATAGCATGAAACTTGTGGCACGTACCAAAGTGGCAAAGAAGCTCAGCAAATTCCTGAAGACAGCCCAAGAGGAAGAGCCAGCCCCTGAGACCGAGGATCTGGAAGAAATCCTGCCCGATCCTGAGGACTTAGAGGCTCTTGACGAGGCTGGCGAGGAAGTTGAGGAGGAAGAGGGCAAAGAAGAAACTCTGGAAACCGTCGAGGAGAAAATCGAGGAGATCGACGAAAAGCTGGACACCGTAGTTGATGCTCTTGAAGATCACAAGGAAATCCTTGAGCAGACCCTGTTGGGCGAAACCGAGTCTGAGGAAGAGTTTGAGGAATTTAAGGAAGATGAGGCAGAGGAAGCCGAAGAGGAGTACACCACTGAGGAATTTGGTCTTGAGACCGAAGCCACTAGTGAAGAGGAGGATACTGGTATGAAAGCCGGAAGTCTTCGGAGCCAGCGAAAGGCCCGCTTGCAGAAAGCCAGGACGATGTCTGAGGAATTCAACGAACCTGCGACCACCAAGAAGAAGTTTGCGCCGCAGGCACCGGCACCGACTATCACCAAGGTGAAGAAAGACGACATCCCCGACATGCTGAAGTTGGCCGAGCTTTCTTTGGAAAGGAAAGCCGACAAGAGTGAGTGGGTGGTGATGGATGGTAAGGATAACCCGTTGTATGCCATTCCTCGTGGAGACATTGATCCTGAGGAATTCGCTTCCAAGGACTTTGCCACCAAGATTGTCAAGGAAATGGCCAAAAACGGAATCGGTAACACCCTGAAGAAGTATAAGGCTACCAGGATCAAGAAAGCTGAAGGGGAAGAGGTTGAGCCTGCACCGAAACCCGCAGCCCCCGAGGTCACCGGGACTCCTGAAACACCGGCAGAGCCAGAAGTTCAGGCTGAACCTAACACCATCGAGGCTAAGCAGGTGGCCAACGATGTCCGTCGTCGGTTTATGAGAGCAGTGCGCCTGGCCGTCACTGCGATGAACAAGAACCTGACCAAGGTCAACCCGCTCAAGGCCGCGCTCTTCCGGATTATGGACGAGATGGGCGTAGAGGATCCTGACAAGATCATTGAATACGCCTTTGCCCGTGGTGGAATGCAGCACTTCGAAGCCGCCATCGCCCAGGCTGAAAAGTTCATGGATATGAGCGACGAGGCCTTTGTGGAGGCCGAAAGCCTGATTGGTGAGACCGAAGTGAACATGCCTGCTGTAGAGGACGTCCCTGAGGAAGAGATCCGCGCCACTGCCCGCAAGACTCGCGGTGAGGAGATGAAACGGCGTGCGGCCAGTAAGTCACTGGTCCTGTCCACCCAGTCCGAAGAGGACTTGGCAGGTGACCGGTCCGAGATGCTCCAAAAGGTCATGCCGAAGCCGAAACTGTTCGGTTTGAACAGACTCAGCGAAGGCAATATTTAATACTTTGAAGGTCAGAACGAAACTGAGGAGACTTAACTATGGCTATCGACAAAAAGCGTAGAGGTGGGTATGCTTACAGCCGACCGTCCTACGATGTGGACTCCAATGCCAGCATCAACGCTGGTATGGTCGCTTTTCTGGCGACCTCTGGTGGAGTGGTGGTAGCAACCACTGCTGCATCTGGAGACACTCCCATTGGGACGTTCTGGAAGGACAGCAACACCACCTGGCAGCGGGCTACTCTGGACACACGCACTTTCAATGCTCAGAACCAGATTACCCTGGGCCATTCCCCGTTGGTTTCGGCCAACAACGTGAAGGTGACTGGAGCGGCCGGTATTACCGTCTTTACCCAGGGCACTGATTACACTGTAAATGCCAACAATGGTATCATTACCCGGGTGGCTGGTGGGAATATCCCGGCAGGTGCCACAGTCATTGTCTGGTACGAGTATTCGGTGCCAGCCAGTCAGGTGGCGTATGGCCTGGGGTCGTTCGATCAGGGTGGCGTGAATTATGACCGCCAGCCTAACGACACCCTGGGCAGCGGAAAGATCGCCGTAGTTGAGGGCTTTGCCCACATCTACACCGACCAGTTCGACGTGACTCAGAATTACGCGTTGAATGCTAACTTACGTTCCAACGCCAACAGCCAGTGGACTTCGGCTGTGACGGCTTGGCCCGTTTGCGGTCGCGTGATCTCTCTTCCGACAGCAGCGTATCCGTACTTGGGGATCCGTCAGATTCCGGTTCCCTAAAGATTAATCTTTTAGGAGAAAAACGATAAATTGGAGGAGGTTCCGCAATGAAGATTAACCCTTATAACTTCCTGAAATCCCAGAAGGTCCCGACCGACCAGAAGACGGGTGAGGAGTTCAATCCGTTCAACTTTGGTCGGGAGGGCAGATCCGGCACTCGCAAGGTGGCGGCATCAGAACGCCTGTTCAATGATTCAGGCGAGATCAATGCTGGCTCCAAAGTGGAGGTCCTGGACAAGATCAAGGGGCTGATCGACGGCATGTCTGACGGCACCTATCAGGTCTCTCGCCAGGCCAGCTACGGTGAGGGTATCACCGTAGAGGAAGGCGACGCGATCCTGAAGGAGGCCTTTGCGGATCCTTCCTCTGAGGGGTTCAAACAGGTCGGTCAGGCTCTGCTAAACCCCATCAAGGAAATCATCGACTATGAGGGTGTCGCCCGTAAGGTCCTGGCACCCCGTACGGTGAAATCCGGTGAGGTGGTCCGTTATGACAAGGACGTGTTCGTAGTTGGTCACGTCATTGCCGAGGACGGACAGACCCCGCAGTCCGTGGTCGAAGGTCGGTATGTGTATCCGCCTGAGTTCGAGGTCTCGACCTATCCTTCAATTGAATTGAAGGACACCTATCGGGCGCAGTTCGACATCCTGCAGCGTACGCAGGATAAGGCCCGTCAGGCAATCGAGTACCAGGAAGACCGGGCACTCATCAACCTGCTCCAGGCTGGTGGTACGACTGTCAACAACCAGTCGTTCTTTGCCACTCTGAACTTGGCCGCGTTCGAGGCAATGCGGTATCAGATCGAGCGTCATCGCCTGATCTGCGACAAGTTCATCATCCACCGGCAGGAGGTCTCCGACCTGGTAAACACCCTGTCCACCCAGGTGGACCCGGTGACCCAGCGCGAACTGATCATGGCCGGTTACATTGGTACCATCCTGAATGCCATGATCGTGACCACTGCGGGTACCAACACCTATGAGATTCTGGATCCTGGTGAGGTTGTTGCCGTCACCGCTCCGGAATACCTCGGCGGCATGCCGGTTCGTGTCGAGCTTCTGAGTGAGCCGACCAACGAATTCCACGAAGGACGTCCGCGTAAGGGCTGGTTCTGGTGGGAATTGATCAGCCAGGTGCTGATCACCCCCGCTGGTGTGGCTTTGGGTCTGAAGACTTCGTAAGCCACTCACTGGCTGACGAAAGGAGATGACGACATGAATCGCCGTCTGATTCAGAAAGAACTAGACACGGCTGCGGAGGAGTTGGATCGCAAGGGTTACCGCGACCTGGCCAATCGGGTGGATCATTACAACGCCCGTCTGATGAAGGCCAAGCAGGATAGCGAAATCCAGCTTATCGCCCGTGCTCTGGGACGGATCGACAAGGAATCTGATCGCAGGGATGAAGTTTTTACCCGGCGTCCGAAGACCCACAAGTCTCAGTTGGATAGGGAGTTGCCGCCTCGGGAGGAAGCCGAGAATCGGAAGGAACGTCTGGCTAAGATTCGTCGCCGGATCGCCTTGCGCCGGAAAATCCGTGCCCGTAGAAAGGCGCGTGAGGAGGAGCGTGAGGAGCAGAGTCCTCGCTCCCTTCGTAAGTCCAGACTGGCCAGGATGAAGAAAAGGCTGGAACGGGACTAAACCCGGCTAGGGATGGTGCAGAACGAAAATGGGGTATGACCTGTAGTGGGCCATACCCCATTTTTGTGTTTATTAAAGAGGGACGCCATGACCCCTGAACAAGTAGCCAACAAAGCGCAAAAGATTATCAAGATGAACAAGGCTGAGTCCGTCGTCAACAAAGTGTACTTCAATCCTATGTTTGCCCAGGATTTGTCCAGGAAAGTACCCGAGATGAAGGATGGAGGACTGAGCACTTCCCAGACCGAAACTGAAACTGGAAAGGGTACGGTCATTTCTGGAAAGGTCCTGTCTCCTGGTGGTACAGTGCTAGAATTAGGCTCTGTGCTTTTGGATGGAGAGACTGTAAAAATCAGCAAACCATTGGTGACAGTGGACGAAGTAGTAGACTTTATTAAAACTGAGTTTAAGGCTGTGCCCGTTGAATAGACGTGCATTTAATTAAACTATAAATGATGAAGTAAACTGATGAATGAACTGAAAAAGTCCATATCGGACTACGAAACGCAGACGAGGGAAGAACCCTCAAACGAAAAGGAGATTGGTAATGGTACAGGTACAAAAGAAACCGAAGACAAAGAGACTTAACCTCCGCGCCCTCTTTGAGGACAGGAAACCCATCTGGGTTGCAAACACTACCGGCACAGAAAACAGTCGTTATGGTCGGTCTGGCAATGTGATCCTTCAGGTCGGACAGGGGAACCAGACAGATCGTCTGACCATTCCACCCGGTGGTGATCCGGTATGTTTGTCCGACCAGGTTGATTATGATTCACTGAAATCTTGCAATGACCTGTTCAAGAGCCTCAGGGCAGAGACTTTGGAATTGCTCGATCCGGAGAAAGCTGAGGAGTATTACTCCAAGCATGAGGGGCGTAGGGACGCTGTAAACAAAAAGATGGATGATCTGATGTCTGAGGCCAGGACTTCCGACTCGCCAAAAGAAGAAGTAAGCAGTAGCGTGGTCTCAGTCAATCCTCGGGTCACTGACATTTGCTTGCGCTTGAAGCACAAGGCTATAACAGAGCGTGAGGCCCTGGAAAGACTCATCGAGTCCGAAGGTATGTTTGGCCTGGACGACTACAATTATCTGTTCACTAACGGTCGAAAGAAGTCCATTAAGAAGTGGGCCAAGGAGAAGATGCTGGACTCCGCCACGGAAGATGACGACGACGAATCTCTGGATGACTAAGTAGGGAGGATTAAGGTATGCATGGCTCAGTGGTAGGAACAATCCAGGCGAATAACCTGGTGGTAGCGGCAGGGCAGGTAGAGACTGTGCGCCCTGTATTAACTGCATCGTGTTTCAAAACTCTGGGCATCACGTGCATGCCGGTAGGGGAGGGTGCTTCCACTCACAGTTGGAAAGTGACTGTACTTTTCAATGGGGAGTCCCAGGAAGAACACACCTATCCCGATGGTACAGACTGGATAGCCAGGATGACCTACCCGGATTATGTTTTTCCGCCTACGCAGAATGTGGAAAACATCCCTTCATTTGCACAGGCCAGATTTACCGCCTACTTACTCGATGTCCGCGTACAGATCGAGAATTTGGGTGCCTCGGAAAGGTCATTCCTGGTGTTCAGTTCTTTTGAAGATTTTCAGAACATGCAGTTCAACAAGCTGAACTTTGATTTGTAGGAGTGAGAAATGCCTAAGATCGTAAGCAGCGATGCGTTGTGGGATGCTCTAAACGACCTGTTCGCGAACATTAACGAGGTATACGCTGCGGTCGACGAAGGTCTTATCAATCTCGATGATGTTATTGAGTCTATTGGTCCGGAAGGTGAATCGCGCATGGTTAGGAATTTCCTTAACGCTTTAGAGGACCTAGATATAATCGCTTTGCATAGGTAGGAGTCAGACATGCCTTTGATGAAGACTGCACAATCCCATTCTTGCTTTCGTTTGCCCCCATCGGACCGGTACTACTTTGATGAGAGCCACCGGTCGGGTTGGTCCGAATTCTGGGCTAGTATGTCCGGAGATCAGAATAAGATCCTGTCTTGGGCGGAGAAAGCAGAAATTGAGGAGCCTGAAGGCTGGTTCAACGAATTGTACAAATTCCTCTTTGGAAATTACAGCGGCGATCTCAAGCTGTTGAAACAGGCTGCGGCTAGCAGTTTTTCTACTTTTCTAGTTCAGACTGCGGAAAATCATCTGAATGATCCTAAGGACAAATGGTGGTACACAGATCAAGGTTGCAACCACGGCAGTTTTGTGGCTGCGCTGGAGAGGGCTGCAGAGATAGAAAACCTGGAGAATGCTATCTATTACGTCAACGCCCGAGTCCGCGATTTAGGATTTAAGTTGTATGATGAATACCTGCTAGCCCAGGCTGGTCACCTGGACAAAATCAAATCCGTAGCTTCGGCACTCCGTAAAAAGGCTTATGACATTGAGGTGGAAGTCTGCGGAGAGTTCGACACTTTTGAACCCAAAGACGTAATCCGTCATGCCAATTTCCCTGGTGAGACTTTTGAAGTTCAGGACATGGTGGACGGAGTAATTATAGTTACTGACAAAAACGGCGGAGATTGCTACATCGCGGACGTCTGGAACGTAGAACTAGCCTAACGAAAGACGAAAAGTGAACGATAGTAACACGACCAACGATATGAGTTTTGCCGCTTATCTGATAGCGGTACATAACTTTGAATTGTTGAGTGCTAAGAGGTTAGGAAAGGGATTTAGGTTCGTGCTGCGTCCTAGTAACGGTGATAAAAAAAGCATGCAATCGTTGAAGCTAGTATACATGAACTCCGATGTTGCCCGATTCGACAATACCGTACGGGACATAAAACGTATCCTATTTGACACCCGACCTTCCGACAGGTCTCGGGGTAGCTACGATCAAAGGTAAAGTCGCGATGATACGTGGAAGAAAAGATGCCCAAAGAAAGCCAGAAAAGGTATCTTCCTTGCCTTCGACGTATCAGGTGGCCCCCGTAGTATTTCCTGGATATAGGACGCAAGGGAAAGCCTCTCCTGGCCTCGCAGAGCACCATACATGTATGGTCACGGAGAGGGGTCGATGAAACGTCTTGGACAGGCTTCCAAAGAACTACTCGGTCTAACCAGGTCAGTCAGGGAATCCAACGAAGCCCTGGGCAGGGCTTTGGATGAACTCTTCAGGGTAAAAGATCCTGGAATGTCAGACCAGTTATGGGATTGGCAGTATGATTTAGAATTCCTGTACGAGAATACCGGTGATGTCCTGAACGAGATCTTGTCGATTTCTAACCCGTACAAAATGGGGCACTTAAAGAAAGCTATCAGACTTTTGAGGACTAAGTGACACATGCAGTCTTTTACCGATTTCGACATTCTTATGGCAGGTCAGACCCGCAATTTGACTATTTTTGTCCGGGACCCCCGTAACGACGTTTTAGTAGACGTACAAGCCAGCAGCGATTTCAGTTTGATGGATATGGATAATAACGCTGTGGTCACTCAGACCTTTGGACCTGAGGGGACTGGGGTGGTGACCAGGTCGTCTAAAGGTACCTATCATTTTAATATGAATACTTCTACTTATTCGGATGAATACGTAGCTATGTGGAGGTGCGTACTTGAGCAGGAAGTAATAGACATTAACAGCTATGTAAAATCCGTGTCTGCCAAGTACTATAAATACGCTGCCGCGCTTAGAAATCAGATAGATAAGTCACAAAAGAGCATTGTGGATTATATTGAAAACATAGATCGTCAGTCTGTGGAAGAACCAGCTATTAGATTCTTTTATGGCTATGACGACAGACACCTGTTTTTCTACCTGGAACGGGGAGTTCAGTATCTCAACGCCATACCTCCCTATACTGCTTTAACTGTAGACGATTTCCCGTTTGATACTTACGGGACTTTGTTGGTAGACGCGGCCACCATCGCCGCTCTGGAAGCTCAAGGCCTGTTCGCCGTAGATACCGATTATAATTATGCTCTGGGCGGCAACAGTATGGTGGTTGAGCATTTCGGAAAGTTGAATACTTACCTAGCTAGTTTGCTGGCCAGATTTGACAAACTTTCCGTTTCCTTTAAACAGCAGTATCGGTCGTCTGGTACTGTTCTCTATCAGTTTCTGCCAGGTGGTGTCAGAGCAGCTAGACAGTTGCAAGCTATGCCGAGCGGCTGGTGGTCAAGATTACTGTCAGGTATGGGGGGTTAGTACATGGGTTATTGCAGAAATTTTAAGTGCGGAGGAATAACCAATGGCAATTGCTGACGATGTTTCCATTGATATTAGTGGTAACATTCGCTGGACTGGAGGAGCATCAACTTATTACACCGTCCTTGAGTTGCACCGGTTTGTACAGGATCTGGCTGACGATGCACAGGCCAGTGGTGATGATCTGATTGATATTACCAGTGAGACTCCCTCGGATCGTTCCACCGACAAGATTATCACACTCAATTCGCCTTACAATATCGACGACACTATGGCCAGACACCTGTACGGCGGATCTATCACGCAGGATGGCGGCGATACCGAATACGGCGGTCTCAAGATCCTGGGTGTGGTCGAGTCTGGCACTGAAATCATGGTTGTTCAAGACGGTAAGGTGCTACCAGGATGGTGGGGTACCGGTGTCAACGCCGACGCTGCCAATCAGGTTATTTCCCAGTTCTTGGTGAAAACCAGGGCGGATGGTGCTGATATTGATGGTAAGAGGATCCTGGTTCTGTCCCGGGAGCTTGGCGATCAGTACAAGGAATTTCCGGTTACCCTAGGACTGGCCGATTCAGTCGCGGCTATTTCCACTGCCGCAGATCTTAATAACACCAGCACCGATTCCACCATCCAAGGCTGGAGTACCATCACCAATGCCGAGGGATACGTACTAATCGATATTGATGGTGACACTGTTGATGAGGAGTATTACACCAAGCTGGATAAAGGTTCTCAGTCTCTGAATGATACTTACGAAAGAGCCAAG